CTATCGTACGAAGGAACCCAGCCCCCGTTCCGGCACCGTTACCAGCCACGTTACCGACCACCGCCACACCACCCGAACCGGCATTGATGGTAGTAGTCGAAGTGGTGTTCGTAGAACCCAGCGTAACAGTCTTGGCTGCTGCACCGTTACCAATCGCAATAGTCTGAGCAGCCGAACCGCCAATCGTTACAGTCCCCGTAGTCGTACCAGTGCCGATGTTCGTCGGCTGGTTATTCGAGACGTTCAGGCCAACACCGCCAGATCCGGACTGAATGACAGTCGCGGACGTGGTCCCCGTGCTACCCACCGTAACCGAAATGCCAGCCAGTGCCCAGGTATCCTTCGCAGAACCAATCGTTCCGGAATCAGCCGTGGTGTCATCGTCGCCGATATGGAACACATTGCCATGAGTGTTCGTTCCGATGTTAATGAGCGAACCAGACGAGCCGCCATTTAAGGTGACATCGTCAACGGAAGTAAGTGCCAGATCCCCAGTTCCAGCCTGTACCGTAACAGCACTGGTCGAACTGGTACTGCCAATCGTCACTGTCTGAGCCGCCGTACCACCATCACCGATATGAATGGTGTGAGCACCAACGCCCGTACCCAAACTCAGGTCGGTCATCGTGGCGGTCGAAGCACCAATCGTAATGGCTCCAGTTTGAGCCGCATCACCAATCGTGATCGTCGTAGCAGCAACACCTTGAATATCAATGTTGCCAGTTCCAGCCTTGAGATTCAAGGCTGAAGCACCAGTCTCATTGCCTATCGTAATGGTCTTGGCGACAGCACTTGTCCCTACAGTGATGGCCGATGCGTTTACGGCCAACGTGCTGGTATCGGCACCAAGAACGATGGCTGGGGCAGTGCCATTCGTGAATGACAGGACGTTCGTGTAAGCAGGACCCGTATCGGTATCGTAGACCTGAATGGCAGACGCCTCGGCATTGGTAGTCGTAGACCGGAGATACTGTGCATTGGCCATGACAATGTCGTCGGTAACGCTACCACCCGCAAACGTGGATGCGCCCAAGGCCGTCACGACCCCGGCGTCATCCTCAAAATACAACGTGCTGGTGCCAGCAGCGTCCTTGACATACAACCATCCGGTGTTGGAAGACGGATTCCCACTCGGAGCAGAAATCTCCCCAAACCGCAAACGATCCGGCAGGGCAGATGTTCCATCAAGATAGTCCTCAGCCTCGCTCAGCCAAATATCGAGAGGCCCGTTCTCGCGAACGATGTTGGCGCGATTCCATCGGATGTTCGCTTCGGGGTTCGTAAAGGCGGCGTGCAGAGTGCTTGCGACAAGCAGCATGACCGCCGCCACAAAAATCATACGCTTCATTTCAGATCCTTTCAGAAAGCCGTAAGAGGGGGCGATTGCTCACCCCCTCAAACGACGGTCGGGTTATCAAGAGGTGGTCGTGCTCTTCTGGAACTTCAGCGGGGTAATCGGCCTGTCCGACAACCAAATGTCGAACTTCATGGTTCCGCCGCCCTCAGAAGTGTTGACAGCATTGACCCACGCACCGAGATACCGATGGCAACCAGCCATGCAGAATCCGTACGACTGCCGGAATCCGGCAACGAGTCTCGCGGGCAGAATGATGCCGCTGGACACGATCTCGACGGGGCTGGAGGACAGGTTGGTGTTGTCGGAGGTTCGCAACGTAATCCGGAGACCCTCAGTCAGAGCGGAGACCGAAATATCGTCGCCAGCCACAACATTCATCCACATCGGCCCCATGAACTCGTCGGTCACACCGTACTGCTCAAGGTCGATGTAGTTCGTGGAGACGGAGCCGGTCGAATTCACGCTGGCCCACGACTGCAAAGACGAAAGTTTGACATCGTTCATAATTCATATCCTTTCTTGTCACTAGTTTTGCCACGCAACCGATCACGTGATCGCGCTCTCGGCGTTGGTCAGAATCGTGCGGTCGATGACGCGGATCGGGATGCCCTGGAAGGTGCGGACCTTGCGCCCGAAAATCTCTTCCGTGCCCCAGAGGTGATTCGAGACCTGACGTGCTTCGTTGGTGATCTGGGCACCAATCGTCTCGTTCACGTAGATGCGGGTATTCTGGTAGTTGAACTTGCACTCTTCGAGGATCTGGATCAGGGGCTCGATGGCTGCGGCAAAACCATAAGTCGAGGTGATGCTGGATTCGACGTTGGCAACGCGACCGACCTTCAACTCGTTCGCGCAGCAGAAGGCGTACCACGCCTTGAACTGCGTGACGTAGCTGTAGTACGGATTGCTCGAACCGTCGAAGCACTTCTCCTGACCGCGATTGACGACCTGGATGCCGTAGGTGGAACCCTTGGCGAAGCCCGGAGGATACGCCAGGAAACACCCTTCATTCAGGTCCCACTCGACCACCAAGATCGAGGTCAGCGCGGTGGAGCCGCCAGCGCTCTTGACATTCAGCGCGGTGCTGGACACGGTGGAACTCAGGCGGGTCTCGATGCCATCGATCTGGTCCCCAGCACCCTTGGAGCCGCTGACGAACTGACCCAGAATGCTCTTGCCAAGGCCCTTGAGGTTGCCCATATCACGGGCTCTTCGCTCTTCGGTGCCATTGACGAGAGTATCGATCTCGTCGGTGTCCACCTCAGAACGGGACTCCATCAGACCAACAGGCTCAAGCACGGGCTGGGTCGTGACGCGGGTCGCAGCAACGCCCTGGTAGAACGCACGGGCGGTGCCGGACGGAACGCTGGTCAGGCGACGGAAGCGATGGTACAGGCCATCAGAGGCTTCCTTCGCGGGTGCATCCATGAAGAAATCGTCCATCGCGTAGTTCAGAACGTCGATGATCGGCAACATCGTCTTGCCGTCAGACGAGCCTTTCGCCCGCTCTGGAATCGTAAAAGCAGCATTGAGATTATACTCGGCCATTTGCCTATCCTTCTCAAAACATGGTCAATTAAACAGTTACCAACGATGTTTCGCAGAAGGTGGGCGGCATAAGCCGGGCTTTTGCTCGCGATTAACGACTGCTCGTCGTGTGGCTTACGATGCCACAGAACGCTCGGGCCGCTTGCGCGGGTGGGCGAGGAATAGCGGGTCTGGCTATTGCAGCCAGTCGTTTTCTGCTTATGGGGCAGACGAGCGACTTTTGCTCCATACCCGCATTGACACTACTCGGTCACGGCTGCAACGACCGCGTCGGCGCTTTCTTGGATGGGAATCGCCACCCCACCAGCAACCAACATGGTGACTTTCTTGCTGCCGTAAGCGTGCGGCTCGAACACTTCGTAGACGCACGACACATCTGACTTGTCGAACACGACGCACTTATTGCCAGACAGGGTCTTGAACTCGACCATCGATCAACTCCTTGCAGTTTCCATTACTGGTTTCGCGTACCATTCCTTGCTGAACGGGATCAACTTGGGCTCGGCAGGGGGAAGCGGAACGGGCTGACCCTTCTTCAACTCCCCCTCGCGAAGCCTGGCGTCCCACAATTCGTGAGCCATCGCAATCAACGCCGGGTTCTCCTCAGCTCCGATCAGGCCCGCAAGCGACTCCGACCCGAACTTCGTGGCCGCGAGAACCGCGTTGGCCTTGTATTCGTCCCACTTCTCACCGACCTGGCTCTTCAGGGCCTTGATTCCCTCGTCCTTGGACTTCTTGTAGTCGCTGGAAAACACCTCGGCGTACTTGTTTTCCAAAGCAAGAATCTTCGCAAAGGTGTCAGGAAGAACACCGTTCTCGACGAGCACCTTGCCAAGCTCGTCGCGATACTCGCCGTAGTGGGCATTTGCCCTGATGCTTTCCGGAATCGACTCGTCCAACTTGTAGGCGTCCGGCTTTTCCGGAGCACCAAGCCGGGTCAGAATCTGACGAACCGCTTTGGCCCTGTCTTCCGGCGAGGCGTCATCCTTGGGGAACGCAACCTTCTCGTGAAGCACCGGCTGGGCCGAAACAAGAGCTTTCAAGGCATCTGCGTTGCTTCCGTACTTGCCAAGCACCTTGGCGGAGGTCTCATCGACCTCGTATCCGGCGGCAGTCTTGTACCACGGCTCCATGGGGGCCTTTAGAGTGGCGTCCACCGGATCGGTTTTTGTTTCTGTTCCTTCCACTTCACTCATTCGCTTTTTCCTTCCAAGAGATCAATCAGGTTGAACTGACCAGCGACCATGAGTTCCACTGCGAAATTGTGCAATGTAACATCGCTGTCTGTTTTCAGTTCATCAACAAACTTCATCTTGTTCATCAGCCACCGCAACGCGAACCTGCCTGACTCGGTCGTTTTGAAGGCCGTCCTTAAGTGGGCCTTGATGATTTCCTCTTCCTTCGTCATCCTCTACCCATCATCAACGACATGGGGCTGCCCTCTTCGACCGGCTTGCTCATGTGCTTGATCGCCTTGGCTTCCTTTTCCGCATTGGCGACCGCCACGGTGGACTGCTGCATCTGGGCTTCCATCTCATCCTGTGCGGCAATCTCTTCGTCCGAGACGATACACTCTTGCGGCCATCCGCCAGCGTCCAAGATTCGCTCGATACTCTTCGTGAGGTTGATCTTCCGAATGGCCCTGGGATCGGCAGCAAGGAACGGCTGGATCGAACCCCACAGACCAGTCATTCTCCTCATCTCCAAGAACAACTGCTGAACCTGAGCCATGGGTCCCATGAACTCAACGTCCACGAGATCGCCCTCTAAGTGCTTGTAGAGCGGGTGCTGCGCTGCAACACGAAGGATGTCCGGCGGGTCTGGAATCCGTCCAGCGTCCTCCTCGATCTGCCAGAACCGCTCATGGAGAGGTTTGAGGTAGTTGCGCTCCATCGGATGCAACCGGGGACCTAGAACAACAGCCATCTCCCCCATTCGCTGCCAGACTTCGTAAGCCGTCATCTCCTTTGTGTTCTGTGAGAACTGAACGAACATAGGAAGATTGAGCACTACTTCCAACTCGTGTTCCATCCGCTCCAGGTATTCGATCCCAAACGGATAGCCCAACTGACCGCTCCCGTAGAGGGGATGAATCGTTTCGCCGTCGTTGTCCAGGTAGGTAATCCCGTCCGGGCCAAGTTTGATTCGGTTCTCAAGAGTTGCGCTGGCAACGAGGGGCTGTTGCGCCGCACGTTGCGCAGTAAGCATCATCGTTTTGTAGTGATTGTTGAGACGTTTTATGCTCGGAACGTGCAGCGCGCCCCTGCCCATTGTCTCATCGCCTGATCTCCGATACGGCCACAGCACGAACGGCATGGCGTTGAAGGGTTCTTCGGAAAGAATGCCACGGTCGTCGATGTTCTTCTCGCTCTCGACCTGGACCCAGAACTCGACGAAAGACCTGGACTTGTACTTCAGGCGGTAATTCCCAATTGCCGGGTCATCCGTGGCATAAACCACCTGTAGGAACTCATACTGGTCTAGGCAGTCCCAGCCTTCCTTGACCGTCCTACACAAACTCTCGGAACACTTGTCGCCCCACAAACGGTACGCTTCCAGGGCGTCGTACAGGTGCTTCTGGTGAAAACCAGTGATGTTCTTGAACTTGTCAACCGACCACCAGCAACTCAGGATGTGGGCGGAACTAATCACGTTCTGCCGCATCTTGGGGACGTACTCTGCGTAGGACGCATGATTCCCCAGAGACAGGGCGTTCATAACGGCGCTGGGGGCCTCGTCGTAGAAGTTGGCCCTTGTGAAGATTTCGTTGAACTGCTCTTCTCGCTCCTGCAACCACCACTGCACTTGGTTGTCGTCATTCAGTGCCGGAATCTTGACCCGGTATCGGAACCAGTCGCCTTTGTGCAGCAGGTTGCCGACGAACGCATCGGCCGCTCGCTCCAGATCGGTAGCGACTTTGGACGAGCACATGCTCGTTCCCCGCTTCGCACCCTGTTCTTCTTCGCCCTCTTTGCCGAGGTACATCTGGAGGTCGGGGCGGCAATACTGAATCAGTTCGCGCACGAGATTGTCGTGCTGGACCCGTTCCGGCCTGTTCTCGTACTGCTTCTGCCTTGCGAGTATCCGGCCCGGCAACGAATCTATACTGATTTTCGATTGCACCATATTTCTCCACCCAACGAAAAAGGGACCTGAGTCTCTCGACCCAGGCCCCTGTACGAGCCTTTCGTGGTACAGCACTACGCGATAGCTAGTCGCGTTCTGCTCTTTCTTTCGTTGGGATTACAGCGTTATGATCTTGGACTTACCTGTGTTCCTCAGCTTCATATAAGCACCAAGCAGCTCGGTCAACGGCCTGGACTGTAAGGCTTCGCGATCCCACATGTATCGAACATTCACGGGATCGCCGGCGTTCTTCATGTACCCGTTTTCCGCCAGGCCCTCAGCGACTCTTGGCCACGGAACTTCCATTCCACACAGAAGATTGACCGCGTCTTCCTTCCGCATGACAACATGGGCGGAATCTTCTTCGATCAGCGACATTTGCCCTTCTTCTTCTTAGCCATTCTTGATCGTCTTCCCGCAGAGCGAACACTTCGGCTGGCCCGCAGTAGGCCCACGCTCCACCGTGCCGGGAATCATCTCCCCGCCACAGTGCGGACACTTCACCGCAATTTGTTGCTGGATGGCGTCGTGTCCTCCGACCCCTTTCGTCTTGGCTGGTGCCTGAACCGGGTCAGAAATTTGTTGCGAGATGCCTACATTAACACCCACCACTTTTGCTTCAGCCGCAGACTCTTTCTGGAAAGCGGACGCCTGGTACGGATCGAAATCCTTTTCCTTCCAGCCACCCGGAGACGCCACAACTCGCTTGATTGCGTGCGGGGCGTACCAGACAAAAGACCCGTCCTGGCACCTCGCCCATACGCCAAATTCGTTCCAAAACCGCACCGCGAGCTTGGCCATTCTCGGATCAGTGCCATTCAGGGGGAATACGACACTTTCCCCGCCGAAATCGCCTCTCAACTCAATTACTAGTTCCATGCTTTCCTTTCAGTTGCCGCATAACTACCATATAGTGTTGTGTTTGTCAAACTTAATTTTGTGCGTCTGTTTGTTAGCAATAACGCATTGGATCAATCGGAGCGGGCTGCTTGAAAACCCGGCCCCTCAGTCGTTGCATCAAGGGCACCTTCGCGTCGTACACTCTGGCGCGCTGCAAACCGTAGACCCCCATGGCCCATGCGTCGGCACGGTCTGGAGAACATCCCAGTTGGGACTTGATCTCTGCCTTTTCCTTGATTTGGATCTTCCCTGTCTTACTGACCTTGTACTTGCTGGCGTAGGGGATCTGCCGGAACGTCTCGGGGTCCAAGGGTCTTTCCAGACGAAAAGATTCGACCATACCCCGGATGTACCACCAGAGTTCCGCCCTCTTGTTGGCTACGGCGGTGTCCGCAAAGCCATCCTCGCTTGCCACGAACTCCTGCACGTTGTAGTCGTCGTTCTCCTTCAGGCGATCAAGAATGCCCTTTCCGATGCCGATAGAGTCCACGATGTAGTCTTTGATGCCGGTGATGTTGCCCAGCGCGACAAGCTCCGCGTAGATACGCATGGTGTCTCGGGTGCGAAGGCATATCGGCTGACGCGGCTGGAGGCCGTCGAAGGCGTAGATGACGCACTCGTCCCCTCCCATGGACGGGTCGCACGATATGATCCGGGGCTTTCGGTGGAAGGATTCGGCCTCCGGCGGGATTCTGGTCGGCAGAGACATGAGCATCTCCGACGTAATCAGCGTGAACTCTTCCTCCGTGATGCGCTTGCAGCAATACTCCTGGTCGTACAGCTCGCGCGGCATCGTCTTGCGAGCCATTTCGAGCATTTCAACCGGGATGATCCCGCTCTTCTCTGCATTCAGCCGGTACGCATAGGTCTTGGGGGCCATTTTGACCGCCCGCCCGCAGTCCGGCAGGACCCCGCCACTATCCAGGCAACAAGCCTCGTCGAACCGCTGCGTAGCCCAGTTGATCCCCTTGGGCGTGTACATAAAGAATAGACGACGCCCCGGCTTCTGGTAGAGAATCGGCATCAGAATGGTCGTGATGACCTCTTCCTTGACGATAGCCGCCTCATCGATTCCAGCGTCCTCGAAGTCGATACCACGGAGGCGATCAGGCTCTTCACTGCCGTGAAGCTCCAAGACAGATCCGTTGGCGAATCTGATCTGCATCCGCTGCTCGTTGGCACGCCAGCTCATCCTTTTTCGGTCAGGGAGGTAGCTGAACATCATGTTGGGGTCGTCCCACACGATAGTTCTGGACTGGGAATAGGTGGGCGAAATGTAGATCCGCCGGGTGTGAGGGAAGCGGACGCATTCGCGAATCAGCAGATTGATGACCGTCGTGGTCTTTCTAGCCCGTCGGTGGACCTCAAGATACCAGAACATGATGTCCGGATTGCTGTCTACATCACGCAGGAACTCTCGCTGCCACGGGAGGATTCCAGACACGAACTTCTCGTTCGGTGCCAGATAGACGTTCTTGGGGGCCTGCGCTGCATTCTTCGCCGCGGCGCGGGCCATTCCTTCGATAGAATCACTCCTGGGGAAAGGCATCAGTCAGCTCGTCTCGTGGCTTTTCGTGAGAATCAACATACTTGGTTTGAGGTTCACCAAACAACATGATCGTAAGATTTTCGGTCGCGATGGCTGGCTCCTGCTTGGTCATGCCCATATGATCCATCAGCAGCCTCTGGGCCGTCATCGGATCGTGCAGTTCAATGTCCACCTCGACCTCCGTAACCTGCTTTTCGCGGTCCCCCTTGCCCTGCGTGTAGTTCCTCTCCCTCTGCCTGAGCCGTTTGACAGTGGCCCAGTCCGCGTAGTCCATGTTCTCAGGCTTGAACACAGCCCGCCCCGGAACACCATCCGCGCCCGGCACAGACTCGAAACACCGACACAGATTGCCTCGCATCTGGTTCACCAGCATACCCCGAACCTCAGCTTCGTTCGTGGTCTGGAGCATGATCTTCTCTTGCCGGATCTTCTGGATGAACGCCTGGACTTCCGGAAGTTGCTCCAGCTCGTTGGCCCTCCTCCAGCGGGCGACCCTGTTGTGGTACTTGGCGTTATCAACCACCTTCAATGTGGTCTCGCCAGTACGTTCGTTGACATCGACCTTCTTGAGTTGGTAGTCCTTGAGTTGCTTGTAGGCTTCGACGGCTTTTCTCTTATCGCCAGTCTGGGCGAGCATAATGGCGAAGACCCTGGTGGGCCAATCTCTCGGTCCATCAGGGTCGTTCACGTAGCGGTTGGCGAAGTCCCTGGCCTGCCGCAAGACCAAGGACTTCTCCATCCGCTCGGCGCGCTCCTCAGCGGAACGCGATTCGTACGTTGTTCGCGGCTGTTCTTCCATCAAAAACGATAATCGAACCCGAACAGGGTCTTGAAGTCCTCGTCCACCAGAGCACCCCCCTCGCCCTTCGTGTAGACGGTCTCGATACAGGGCCGGACCCGCCACTCAGGGAAAAAGATGGTCTTGGTGCCAATCTGGAAGACAAAATCTCGCTCGTGCTCGGTCTGGAAGAGGAACGCCAGTGTACCGTAAGTCTTGAGTGGGGCGTCCTCCATCGACCAGCTTCCTGGGATCACGCGATCCAACGCTGCGCTGGTGATGTCCGAAATGAGGAATTGAACATACGGACCAACCGCCACATTGTCGTCCGTTCCGTCCGGGATGTAGCTGTCGGTCACGCCGATCACACCGATGCCACTGTTGGCGTCGGGCGAATAGATGACGGAGGCCCGGAACATCTCGTAGTCCGACGAGAGGGCGGCAGTCCACTCCCCGGCACTGGCAAAACCACACAACAGCAGACACAGAATCAAGGCTTTCTTCATTCGTTTCCCTTTCAATTTCATTTGTGCAACCATACTACCACACTATGTTTCGTTTTGTCAAGAACAAACTTTGAGTGATCTATAGCACCAACTCGCTGATGCTGATTTGGCCGGAATTCGCCCCGCCGTGAACAACGCATTTGTGGGGCTCAATGCACACCTCCAGGGTGGACAGGCTCCTGGCCGGGTAACACGCCCGACTGTCGTATGTAGAGGCCCCTGCCGCGTAGCTCCGCAACCACGAGCCCCAGTTGGCAGGTCTCTTGTACTTCGCAAGGCATTCTTTGGGGAGCGCACCGGACGGAGGAACGTGCAGGGTTACAATGGGCGGGTGGATGCAAAAAGTGTGGCTGTGGCCGGATAGGATGATGTCAGCGTCCTTGTCTGCCGCAAGCCTGAACAGCTTGTTAGGCTCACTGCCGGAGGTTCTGCCCCCGCCGTGGCCATGGCAAATGAAAACCACCACCGTCCTACCTGACGACCCCCGCGTGAACCGTAACCGGATGAACGCTGCGTCAGTAAGATTCGCCAGGCCGAGGCTGTCGCAGAGTTGCTGGTGGACATCGACGTTGTACCAATGCCCGATGGAAAACTCGTGGTTGCCCTCGATGAGACCCAAGGACTTATCCTTGATCGGGTCAAGCAGCGTGGTGGCGCGGTCCTGCTCCTGTTTGACGATGTCCTTCAGCCTGGACCTTACCGTGTCAGCCTTGCCCTCCAGAACCCAGTCTGGGAGCGAATCCATATCGAACCGTTTGGAATCCTGCGGCTTCACGGCGTTCAACAGATCCCCGCCACCAATCCATAGGGCATTCGGATCATCCTTAATCTTGCTAACCAGACGCCGCAGATAAGACTCGGCGCAGTTCCTGGCCCCGATATGGGCGTCTCCGATAGCGTAGAGGTGGTATTTATCAGACCTGGTCTTGCCGCGTACGACCTTGTCAATCAATATCATCAGGGCTTCCTCTTTGTTGCGAGTGATCCACCATATTCAGACCACGCCTCAGCTATTGTTTTGTACCTGCGATAATAGTGCAAATTGATGAAACGCTTAAACGATCTCGTATAGGCGTTCTTCACAAACGGCATTGGGTACGGAGTCAGGCCGTGGTCGTTTATGATTTGGCATCTGTGGAGGTCGTCTTCTTCCGTCGTATCCCGCCCGATGAGAACATAAACGCCGTTAGATGTACTGCTTAAATGATGCCTCCGTAACAGGCCGAGCCCACGCACAATGGCCGCCTCATCATCCATCCTGTCCCACGCAAAATGAAGAGGCGTAACCCACTTGGTCTTATGTAAAGCTTCCGCCTTTTCGTCGTCCAACAACCTAAGATCGTACCCATTCTCGTCCACAACAGATAATCTAGCGTCCCAAATTTCCTCGAAGGTTTCCTTCCACTGCGCGTCCATGAACGTGTTGTTGTTCAGAAGACAAATACTACGGAACTTGCTGTCGTGAAACTCCCAGATCGAATGGTGACTTACATCCGGGTGATCCATCTTGCCAACCACGCAGAAATCGCAACCCCGAAAGCACGGTCGGTAAGTATAACCAAGAGAGTAGCCCATACTGCTATAAAGGGAGTAATCAGGAACCATCCTTTCAATGTCAGGGGGCAGGTGCGCAAAGACAACTTCGCATTCCTTCTTTCCTCCACATACCCGTCCCCGCCGCTCACCCATAGGTCGCACACTAAAGGCAGGACCGCCAAATTCATCAGCATAGTACCTCCTTGTGTTCTTCGTGAACAATATCGATGCGTATGTCTTGTCGGCCTTAAAGAGTGGCATATCTTGGTTCAACACCACCTCGTCGCCACACTTCTTATGAAAAGCCGACAGCTTCATTAGGGCTAAGTTATGCTTGGGAGCGTCAGTAAGCAGGCTGACAAGCATCAGGGCTTCCTCTTTTTCTTAACGAACAGCGCGTCCCGGACTATGCAAATCGGATGGATGGCCTCGATGCACCCGGTCGGGATCTTGGTGCAATCGGTTTCGGATGACTCGTAAAACCCGCAGTGGGCGATGTAGAGGGTGCTGTCGTCCTGTTTAATCACCCTTCCAGCAATCCAGCCAAGCGGTGCCGGGGCCTCGCTGGCAACAACATGCTGCCACGTCGGGTCACTCGACCAGTCTCTGGCCTCTACGTACACCAACGTACCAGGCTTGAGTCTCTTCATCCAAACACGCTTCCTGGGTAATCCTTGGCAATCGTCATTTCAAACGAACTCGGATAATGGCGAAGGCACGCAAGAGCACGCTGTCTGATGGATCGCGGGACTCTGGGGGTGATTTTGGGGTCTGAAAGGTCCTTCAGGAACTGCTCTGTCGTTTCGATTGCGCGAGTGCGTTCACAAGGGAGGGTCATTTTGACTTCCATCCAAAAACCGTATCGAAAAAGTCCCCTATGTCGCCACCGCTGTTCTTTTGCTTCGCCTGCTCCCGGACGGTCGCCTTTTCGAGCGGAGTGAACTTGTAGCACCTCGGGCAGCAGACAGTTCCGCCAGAAGCGATCCAGTCCCCCCCAGTGTTACGGCAGTGTTGGCAGACGTATGTCATAGTGTTCCCTTGCATTGTCAGAAATAGCGATCGCTTTTTGTGACACCCGCTCTACCCTGAATCCCTTGGAATCACGCGACCTCATCTACGAACGGCGGTATGATGTCCAACAGGTCGGCAACATCGAAGCACCTAGGAATGCCTTTGGATCTGGCCCGATCAATCTCCTTCAGGGTCCCGTTACTCTTGTCCCAACCTTCACAAACGAACATGACGTCACAAACATCCAGGAACGGCTGGCTGTTCTCGAAGTAGTCCTCGTATCCGTAGTCTCCGAACATGATCCCCATCAACAGGTCGATAGCAGGCACGTACACAGCGTACCCCAGGCGACGAACCTCTTCGGCCTTCCGCATCATACAGTGGACGTTCTTCAGGTAGTCTACGGCCATAGCGTTCAGTGGCCCGGCTATATACACCCTCGCCCGTCTTTTCACACCCACTTCCTCTCCTGGACCAGCGACAGAACAGTGTTCTGCATCCAACTGATTGTTTCAAAACGGTTGTCGATGAGGGCGTCGAAACACTCTCCGTTTTTGACACTATGCGGCACCATGATATGGCCCAGGCTAGACAACAACATCGCGCCGTGGACCTCGCAGTAGCGCAGCCGCGTTTCCAACTCCACGCCATCCAGCGATCTTTCAGTCTCGTCCAAATCCTCCGGGTGGGGCGCGCGTCGGTTCCGAATAACGTGCCCGCCGCGATCCTGAATCGCCTTGAGTTCGTTCGGGTATCGAACGTCTGGGACCAGGATCAGCCCGTCGTCCAACTCGTCAACGATGCTGGCCCACACGCTTACCCACCAGTCTGGGTTCAGGTCGCGACAAGCGGTCCCGAACGACACCAGCCCCTGTCGGTGTGTCTTCCCGTTCGGAAGGATAGAGTCCTTGACCTCCTGGCTGGACCAGTCAATCCACTTGGGCAATCCCATCCCTCGCCGATACCACTCCTTGGCCGTATCGAAGAAGCCAAAGATGACGGGCTCTGATCCATACGGAACCTTCAGCTTCGACCGGATGTACTCCGCAGCCGTCGTCTTCCCGCTCCCACGCCTGCCGCTGAAACCAAGGATGGATACGCCGCTCATTTTACGTCCTTCCACTCGAACACGTCCACCCGCTGTCTCTCACTGTAAACCCTTTCCAGTACACGATTTGGGTATCTGCCGCTGTCCCGCTTCTGTTTGAGGCACGCCAAGCACAGGCTGCCCAAGTCTTTCGTAGAGACTTGGGCTTCATTATTGCACAGGGAACAATGGAACATCTCAAAGGTCGTCTTTCTGGCCGTCCCCGTTCTCGGGCCAGTTCACCATCTTGTTGATGTCGATCTCCACGTCTCGGGTCGTCACCACCAGTAGCGGGATGCCGGGGTAGAGATCCCGGAACGAGATGTACCTTGGCTTCTGCTGGTGGTAGTTCTGTCGCGTGGTCGCCACCTCCACGAACGCTTTCCGTCGCGGGCACCAGAAGTCGGGGCTGTAGTTACCTACCGCCGTGCAGAACGTCGCAGGACGATATACCCACCCTTTATCTAGAAATTCACTGGCGTACCGGAGCTGCGCCGGGTTGATGCAGACCATGCCGACCTTCCCGTGCTGGCCGCTCTTGATCGAGGTTCGCCTTGCTCGGCTGTAGCATTTCTTGCACAAGCCCGACTTTGCGATGTGGATTGGGTTCTCCTGGCAACTAACGCACAGGTTGCCGTCGTGATTTTTCGTGGTCGTTTCTTCTGTCATGCCGGTATTATACCAGATGGAATTCTGTTGTCAAGCCCTAATTTTCTGCCATCTTCCACCAATCTGTGTCCACCATAAGATTTATATTGACAAGACCAAAGGTGGTCTGGTAGAATGCCACACAGTTACAGACAATCCGTTTCAGTTCAGTCAGCTTGAGGCTCGGTGATCCCCGAGTAACTGACCCGGAACTGTGGCCCATTACCACCGCATCGGCCAACGAAACAAGGCGGCTACGGCTGACTGAAACTAGGGATAGAGCTAAGCCTCCACGTCCGGAAACCTACGAAAGGAGCCGCAGCAATGCGATGGTGTTTTCGCCGCTTTGGACCATTCTATTCCCGACTCGTAAACGGTGGGTCGTGCAACCGAGAACTCAAGGGGCACATATTGACCCTGTGCGGAAAGCCGCATAGGGTCATTGCGCGCTCGAATCTAAGGAGCAGGTTGTGAAGATGAGAAAGAAAAAAAGCCGTACAAGTAAAAGAGCTAACGCCTTAAGATTGAGAGCTACCTCTGCTGAATTAGCTCTTAAGAAGAAGCTGGAATTCTTAGGGGTACACTTCTTATTCCAGAGGGTATTCGTGGCCGGAAATGGCTGCGCAATTGCAGATTTTTATATTCCGCCCCTCAAGCTCTGCATTGAAGTTGACGGTCCCTACCATCTCTCCCCTCTTCAAAAAGCAAAGGACGATTGGCGCGATCGTTTCATTCAAAGTCGGGGCGCAAGAACCATCAGAATCACGAACGACACCGCCCTTTCAATCACGCCGGAAGCACTGTCTTCCCTGATAGGAATGGACGATCCAGAAAACGTCAACGCCGAAAAATGGCCAGAGCTGGCAGTCGGCGACACAATCAAGATATTTTGCCGCAAGAAAGCACTTCTGAACAAGTACAGATCAAAGACGTACAAATTCCTCGGATGGGAAGAAGGCCAAGCACTTGTTGGCTCAAGCATGGCTGCCAGACACAAACACCTGGTGTCTCCGTCCAGATACTACGTCAAATTCCCCCGAACCGCCCATCCCCTTGAATAATGGCAATCATTTTGGACCCTTTCTGGTGCTGAGCGACTAACGAGCGGTGGCGATAGAGTCGCTGTGCCTTTCTATCGCCACTGCTACGTCGTCGCAGTTAAGCCCTGACGCGAGCGGTTTGACACACTACGCTTTTTTCTGCTTTTCTGCACATTTCGTCTTGACACCAACACCTCCCTGCTGTACAATACCGAGTAATTGGAAAGTAGCAGCTCAAACTGGATGCAGCCAAGGTGATACTGAAGGAGCAGGAATGACCAAGACACCATTCCGCGAGTTCTTCGACATCGACAATCGAATCCACCGTGAAGCCTATCTCTATTGTAGGGCCCATGGGGCTTGGCCTGAGTCTTTCCACGATGCGATCCGAGAGCACGACATGGAGCCGTTGTGGTACGTCATGTGTTCTGAGCGATACATCGGATGGTTGGAGAAGAAGTTGGAGCGGAAATGAAACAAGAACGTATTATCAAGGCGTGGCACTTTTGCAAGCCTGACCGAAGACTCGGGTTTGGGGATGGAAGGGTCGTGCGGTCTGGAAGAACGTATTCCGTAAGCAAAGATCGCCAATTGGGGTTACGCCAATACGGCCTCCATGCCTCTTCGGGGGTTCTGGACGCCCTCAATTATGCTCCCTCGTCCATTCTGTGTCGGGTGGAACTTATTGGGGATGTCGTATCGTGTGACGACTTGATGGTGGCTTACAGGCGAAGAGTTATTTCAATGGCGAACATTGATTATATTCTACATGAGTTCGCCTGTAGATGCGCGGAACGAGCATTAAAGACGGACGGGATTACTGATGAGCGATGCTGGAACGCCATAACAACGAAACGTCTATGGTTGGACGGAAAAGCTACTTATGCCGAGTTGTACGCTGCTCGTGGCGCCGCTTTTTCCGCTGCTCAGGACGCTGCTTGGGCCGCTGCTCAGGCCGATGCTCTGGCCGCTGCTCAGACCGATGCTAGGGACGCCGCTTCTCGGGACGCTGCTCGAACATGGCAAAACCGCTGTATTTTAGGTCTTATCCGAAAACACACTAATCTATTGGACAAAGGCTAATATGAAACAAGCAGAGTTGTCCTACATGGAGTTGGCTAACGGTGACGTTAAGATTGTTGGGTGGAAGAATGTAGCGACCGTAGAGGAATTGAAACGGGAGCTTGGCGAAAGCGCGTTCTTCTGTTACTGGCACGACGGGCATGGGCCGATCATGTCCCATACCATTAGCGATACCTTGTTCGTGGCTAGCGCGAAAGACTCCTGGTATCTGCATGTTGGTGGGGTTCTATCTCGCCCCAAATTCGACGCCATCGTTTCTACGATGAAGGCGGCTGGTGCCAGACTCGGCAAGATCATTCGCGAACCAAAAGTAAGGGTGGTGAAGATATGAGAGGAGTTACACCAGAAGCGCATCTCCGCTTTGCGTAAGGCCAAGAAAGAATGGACCAAGCTGAAATCCAACGCATGATCGCCGAAGCCATCCGAGCCCACCTCCAGGAGCATCATTCCCAGCGGACCAGGTGGAAGCCACCTACGCTGGATGAGATCAAAGCCTACATTCAGCAGAACCCGGAGTTGGGGAACGTAAACGCCGACCTGTTCTGGAAGTCGTTCAACGATGGGGGGTGGATCGACACCCAAGGCAAGCCGGTTCGCAATTGGAAGTTGAAACTGAGGACGTGGTCGTCCCATGCGTCACAGACAATCAAGAAGCAGCCGGTGAAAAGGGAGATCGTTCGCAAGTGCTGCGAGTGCCACAAGCAAAAAGTCGAAAGCGAAATGACGCCACACCCGGACTACCCGTGGGAGTGGGTCTGCAAGGAAGGATGCAAGTGAAAACACCGACGATGCCGACAATGACAATATCCGCTCTCAAGGAACGAGATCCCGAAGGGTACGAGATTCTCCATGCGATGCTGACGCTATTCGCAAAAAAGATAGCGCCTGATACCGGGTTAGGTGTTGAAGGCTCACTGGAAGGTCTTGAGGGCTTGATCGATAAGGGCTGGGCCAAGGTGGTTCGGACTGGCAAAGGTGGAAGCGCAGCTTTCAACATCGCGACATGGGACCCTATGTTGGGAGCGTACCGCATTGGCGACAAAGTGTACGGATGAGTAACAGAGAACAAGCCGAACTTGCCATCCTGAACGGCCCTGACACTCCAGGCAGAAGGTGGCTGCTTGAACAGATCCGCAAGAAGCGACAGGCGGAAGTCGCAGAGATTGAGCGGCGCAGTCAAAATCAGTTCAAGAAGCTGGAGATCAAGGAAATAAAGACCGGCGAGCCGCTGCAAGCCACGCCGGAATGGTTCGACCAAGAGAACGAAGAGTGCAAGAAAACAGAGATGAGATGGACGCTGCCGGTAGAAGGTGCAGAAGAGGCCGACAACTATTGAGGCAAGTATGATTACCAGGCCGGACGAGCTGTACAACAAGATCGGAGAGGCGAAAGCAGGCCGAACTGTTCTGAGAACCTAAGTAGGTGATGAAGTGGGCGAAGTGCCAACGAACAAGCCGAGAAGGACCCAACGGACTGACCTGGACGCCATTGCGGACCAGATCGTGAAAGAGTGGAAGGACGGCGCTTCTTACGAGGTCCTGCGCCTGAAGTACAAGTGCGGTTCTCATACAATTGAGCGAGTAATCCGCGACAACATGCCGTGGCAAGATTTCCGCAGATTGTGCCATCAGCGAGTCAACAACAGCATAGCAGGCTTTCGCAGGAACAAATTCAGGCCAGGCCGCGTGCCATTAGGGACGATTCGATTGTTTGCTTGGCATGGCGGAAGATACCGCTTCATCAAGATAGCCAATGGTGGCAAGAAGTTTTACGCGAACTGGCAAAGGCTGTCGGTCTACAACTGGGAGAAGGTTAACGGCAAAGTTCCCAAAGACCATGTCGTCCTGTGTGTGGATGGCAACAGGAAGAACGACGACATCAGCAATCTCACTCTTGTTCACAAGAGCCAGGTCTTCGAGTTCCTGCGACAATTGGAGCCGGACAGCTTCTACGGCGAGAAGTGGAAAAAGGCAGTCAGGCGGGCCGCTGATAGGGCCGCGAAAGCGAGACTGGCGCAGAAGCAATCTCCGCGGAAGCGAAGGAGCGCGGACGAGTACAAGGAGGCGGAGGAGGAAGACCGAATGCGCGTCGCGAAAATCAGAGAAATCATCCCGGTCCCGGCCTGCGTGAAGGAACGGCTGGAGTCCGGGTGGTGGGACAATCGGGAGGACGACGATGAATAAGCCGTTCAAGTACACAACGATGAGTCTGCAATTCGTCACCAAGGAGCGAGGGGTGCGGTACTACAACATCCTCCTCGGCGACTCCGTGATCCTGGACCTCGTTAGCCACAACATCGCGCACGGGATTGTTGGGGAACACAACGAGCTGGTGATGAGGCGGTTGTTGGCGTTAGCTAGAAAGGCCAAGCAATGACAGAAAAACCGCTGGAGTGTTGTGTAGCTTGCCGAGATTGTGAGGCGTGGGTTCGCCTTGCCGAGATCGTGATGGAGGTGGGTCTTTGTACCTGCGGGTGCTCAAGACATTTCTCGCATGTGATCGGAGGACACCATCCGGTGTGCGGGTGGTTCGAGGAGAGAGAACCGATTCAGCCAATCACAGCCTAGAGGATCAAATCTCTTCTCTCTCCGGGTTCGCGTGGTCCGCTTCGTCGAACTGAGATAGGACGGGGAGGGGCGTCCAGTCGTAAGGGACCACCGCGTTTATCAAAATGGCCCACCTGTCGCCCTCTCCGAAGGTCTCAGACAGAACTACCGACCCGAGCGAGGCGATGTGTTGTGCCAGCTTGCCGCCAACACTGTCGAGTGAGCCCCGCAGATCCCCTTCTATCTCGACCTCGAATTCCAAGGTAACACGGGCTTTCATGTGGTTCGTTCTCCCAGTAGGTCGTTGGGCTCGAAGATATTACCGATCACTTCAAGCTCTTTCGTTTCACTGGCCTCTACGAGTTCGGACCAGTGAACATCTCCGAGACAGGCGGCGCACCCATGAACAGGGAACATCAACTGGAAACTCTTGCACTTGTCGCAATACTCAATGTGCCCGTCCCAAATGTCCCCAATGATATCTCCTTCATAGATATCCTTCCCGTTCTTGTCTTGCAGGCCGGTATATTGGAGCGGGGTGTAACGGTCCTGAACCAGCAAGACGGTCAAGAGATTAACATCACTCCTCAGTTCGTCCCAGGACAACATCCTAGATTTCTTCTCGTCCCAGGCTCTGAATCTGATCTCTATCATACTTCGTTCCTTTTATCTGTTGCTGGCGTTACGTCCTATGCGTGGTGCGTAATCAGCAGGTCCCAATCCGATCCCCTGAAAAAGATTTTCTTCCAGGTGTTCCTGAAATGGCCAATCTCCAAGCAATGGAGCGGAGAATCGGATTTCGGTTGCCACGTCGGAGTGGTAGTCTTCACCCACTCCCCCTCAGTCCAGTTTTCCTTGGTCACGTTAACTAATTCCAGGTTGCCGGGGGGCAGGAACAACATGAAATCCCAATCGTCGAGATCCACGCCCTGGTTCGAGAGATACGTCTTTTCGTCGTTCGACAGCTCATTCATCTCTGGGAATATGAGGATGCAGTTCATTTGGACTCCTACGGTTTACCGCACTTCTTGGGGAACGTAATGTGGGAGAGGACGACGACAACGCAACCGTCCTGTTCCCCGATGGCCCGGATGTGTTTCTTTTTGGCAAGGCATCTTGTGTTTACCACTCCAACTCCGTTGCGGCGCAGATATGCGTGCCATCCGGATTTGTAGGCATGGGGACCACTAAGTTTGTTCCGTTCTGTATAGGTACTACATTTATCGTAACGAGGCGGCAATCTATAAGCATCGCCCAGGTACGGAGCCTTCATCTCGCCAGCGTGGACCTCGTCTCTACTACATGACGTACATGGCACGGCACTAACGAAATCGAGCCATTTCCACACGTAGAACTCTTCCGGCAACTTCGACAAGGCTTCTTTCTCTCGCTTTCCACGATACACTACGTCAAGGCACATTGCGGTCTCCTATTCCACTCGGCACAGCTTGCGATACATTGCTTTCGCGGTCTTCTGCCACGCCTCGAACTTCTTCTCGGTTCTATCGTAACACATTTCCCCGTAATATTCAAGCGCCAGCGAGCATTCTTCACAACATAGTCCGTTATCGCCTGGGTCGTGCTCGCTATCGTAAAGTGGACATCGCTTGCACGAATTCTTTGCCATGCGGTATCGATGGCATAACGCACAAAACAGATCCTTGACTATGCTATATGGTTCTTCAACTTCCGACAACTCATCCTTCGTTGCTCTTGACAATTGCTTCCAGTGCTTTTTGCTGCACTCGATAGCTGCCTTACGACCTTTCTTCGCGGCACGCTCCACTTCTTCCATTGTCAACCAGTCCATCGTTCTCCTTTCAAATTTGCAGGACACAGCCGCTGCCAAGCGAACGTCAATCGTCGGTCTCGGATGCTCTGCCCTCTCGGGCCATATTCGCCAGCCGATGGTTTCCCATGTGTCCTGCGGACAGATTTAGATTTGCTGCTCCTTCTCCAACTCGGCTACTCTAGCCTTGAGTTCCGTAATCTTTCTCGCCGCCTCGCGTGCGATAGTTACAGCGATATGTTCTCCGACGCATACCCCATCAGCCTCGGTGGCCCCAGGGAAGTTCTTCTGGTCGTCTTTGTACCATGGGTAGCCCAAGGCTTTTCCGAGGGCTTGCTCTACCTCATAACTAGTGCGAATGTACGCTTTTGTTGCTCGTTCGCACGATAGCTCCAGTTTGCTGAGGTATTGTTCTGGTGTTTGCATGGTCTTCTTATTCCTTGTTGGGGGCGACATCTTCCAGGATTGGAAATAGCTCTGAGGTCGCAACAACGCGGTTTTTGTCAACCGTTGGTTTCTGGTGCGGCAGCTTGATCCACGCGAAATCATCGTGGATCGCGATGACCGGGACGCGAAGTTCGTTCCACAGGCACTCTTTTCCAACTTCCGGGGACCAGGGATCGACTGGCACGACGGGCCAGAGACTGGAACGACGCCGGAAGTCTACCGCAGAACAGGCGTACTTTGCCACGTTGTTGCCGTACGTTAATATCACATTGTTTGCCGTCACATCGACCACTTCGCCAACCTCTTCACTGTCGAGGCTGGTGAACTTTCTCCCGACCCAGATGGAGTCGAGGTCAAGGTCGAGGCGAGGGATTTGATCTCGATCTAACAAATCCCAGTTGCCACAAAAAGCACGGCCCCCAAAAACCTCGTAGACGTAATATGGCAGGCCACACGCACCGAGACAGGACATTCCCTTTTTGAACTCTGTGATGTTGGGTGCGTTCTTGAAACCTTTTGCTTGTGTCATTGCTGGCCATTTCCTTTCACCTCATTTCGCAGTTTCGTGACGACGCCCTTGAGGGCAGAGTACTTGCGAAGCAGTTTGTATCTCGCCGTTTTTTCCTCCTCGTACCAACGATAATACCGATCCCGTTGCTCGATTAGCCTCTGATACTCCGTTGCCATCAACTCGGTGGCCGCAGCGATTCTCTGAAGACAGCCAGTTTGGAGTTCCTCAAGCGTGGCGGTTTTGAAGGATCTGTTGCTGCTGTAAGATTTTTTTGATTCTTCAATGAAAGTGGCTTGCATACATTATCTCCAGAACGTGTAGCCATGTCCTCATGAGCACTTCTCAAATCCATAAAAAGATGTCACCACGAATCGTCATGGCTTCTCCTTCTGGACGGCAGTCTTCAACTGCTCATTCTCTTGCCGCAGCCTGCCGATTTCCGCTTCGGCCGCAATCATTTTCCGGAACAGCGACAGTCCCGCGTTTGCCGTTTCTTCGCAGGATGGGCACCATGGGCGAGCCCACGTTTTCACCAGGCGAGACCGGACGTCAGCCAACTCCTCCCACGGATCTTTTTTCCCCGTCGTCATCGTCTACTGCGCCTCCCGTTCTCCGATGTGGAAATGACCCTTGACGCCGTAGCCGTCACATTCTGAGCCTGGGCAATCAATGCGGACGCCAGCTTTGCAGTCGCCGTTCGGGTAGTCACACGGCCACAGAGCATCTTTTAGGCATGAACACTCCATGTTGGTGTTGTATAGGCCATCGAACCCGTGCTCCCCAAGGTACTGCTCCACTATTTCATTCACGTTCATTTCATCTCCTTTTGTGTCCTTAACGATCATAATCAGAATAGGACCATATTAGGTCAACCTTAACGTCGTTGGCGTCGATCCATAACGGGGCCTGGTTCGGGTCGAAACTGACAAAGACGCAGTTCGAGACGGTCGTTCCGGGCGTCAGGACGCGGAGCGGGGCCAGATACACCCGTTTGTCCTCAATCATGCGTCTGACCTCTGCCATGGCGTCGCACTGCCCTTGCCATCTCGCGTGCTTGATCTGATTGGGGTCCGCGACGCGAGTGCGGCAGTTCCACGCCACACCTATGCACACAACAAACAGGCATCCGCCAAGCAAAAGCAAATCGTCGAAGTTGCGTTCAATCCATCGTTTCATGTGTGCACCCATGTCATCCGTGGAGTTTAAGCTGCGGGTCTTCCCGCAGTCGCGTCTTTCGTGCCAGATCGACGTACTCTTGATTCAGTTCTATGAGGACGTAGTTCCTTCCTTCCTGTTTAGCTACCATTCCGGTAGTGCCACTTCCGCCGAACGGGTCAAGGACGACGCAGGGGATGGGGTCGTATGGGACGGATGCCCCTGTCGGACAGCAGGTGCAGGACGGCTCCCAGCCGATGGTGGAAACGGTGTATTTCTCGCCGTTGGCATTTTTCGCTTCCCCTATTCCACCACTAAGGCCAGAATACTGGCTCATGCCCTTTCCAAGATCGTCCGAATGATCGTGCCACGATTTGCCTATCGTTCCTCCACGTTTGGATACCACTCTCTCCCATGGTGCCCCGCACGCCGGGCAACAGCCCTTCTCGCTTGTTACGGCCCGGATGCAGGGGCGGATCAACTCTGGCGGGAAGGTGGCGAAGTGGGCGCCCTTGAATCCGCGTGGATTGCAGTCGATCCCGACCAGTTCATCGCCCACACCCACCATACCATGCGGGGCCTTGATACTCTGGAACCACAGGTCGGTATTCCGCCAGTTGCGCGTGCCGCTGTCGGCCGTAGGTTGACGGTCTGCTCTATGCTGTATGGTAGACTGTTGTGGTATCAGCGATTCCTTGGTCTTCCTGGCGAAATTCGCAGCAGCGCCAACCTGTCCGGTCGATGCCTGTTTGACGGCTTCCAGGTCGTAGTAGTACCGCTGACTCTTGGCCAGCATGAACACATACTCCAACGCGCTGGCGGGCCGGTCAGTCACCGACTCCGGCATTGCAGACCTCTTTACCCATGGGACGCCGCTGCGAAGATACCAGCCATCGGCCCGGAGGGCAAAGGCGACTCGCCATGGGATGCCTACGAGATCCTTGGGCTTGAGATTCGCCACTAAACCTCTGTGCTGCTGTTGTCGCTGCTGAGTTTCTTCCAATCGCGCGCGGTATGACGCGCTAGTCTGCGCACCGTTCAACCCGCTTTTGCTCATCGGGTTCTTGTTCCCCGGTGGGCTGCTGTTGTAGCTATCGCCCAAATTCAAAAACAGTACGCCATCGTCTCTCAGCACTCTCCGGACCTCACGGAACACCTCAACCATCTTGGCGACGTATTCCTCCGGCGTCTGCTCCAGGCCGATCTGCCCTTCCACGTTGTAATCGCGAAGGTTCCAGTAGGGCGGGCTGGTCACGCAGCAATGCACGCAACCGTCCGGCCATCTCCTCATCACTTCCAGGCAATCGCCGCAGACGATCTCGTTCTCGCCATCATTCACTGGGTGTCTCCTGTACCTTGGCCCATCATGTCAAGGGCATCTGCCTGGGCAACTTCAATGAATTCCTCGGTGGGTTCGTAGATCCATGCGTATGGCGCGTACGCATCGCGTATAGCTCTGGCGAAGGCGAGGGCTGCTTCTTGCATCGGCTGAGTAGAATCGGTGGCGGGACCGTCCGGGTCGGAATACTTTTCGTCCAGGTACTCCAGAATATAGTACAGAGCCATTTCGGCAATCCGCTCCGATGTCGGCAATTCCGTCTTGCGGTAGACTACGATGTGGATCGGCCATTTCAGTCTTGCGGCGATTGCCGCATCCGATTCACCTGCCACTTCGCAGGCGTCATCAAAGATTCGTTCGATCACACCTTCCACATCTTTTTCCAGAAATTCACAGTTAGCTAGTCCGTACAGGGTCATCTCGTCATTCATTTGGGTTCTTTTGCTTTCGTGCCTTATGGTACTGTTGCTCCGGCAGGAAGGCGCGGATGAACTCCGCCGCGGCCTGCGGCACAATTGCGTTGCCGTATCCCTTCAGCCGCCCGACGCGATTGCGTCTTGCAGCTTTAACCATTCCTGCCAGCCTGGGGAAGCGTTGTCCCACGTCGCGAGGAAGCCCATGAGCCAGCGGGAATGTTCCGGGTTGTACCCTGCGCCAGCCATCCGCGCAAGGAAGGTGTTCGTATTGCTGCCAGGATCGTAAGGGCTCGTTGCCCACTCTTCTATCGGGGGGCAATCGCAATCGCAGGCACGAGTCCCGTGAATCGTACACAGGTATTCGTCGCAGCACGGGCACCGCATCCATGCAGGCGGGCGAAGGCAGAGTCTCGCCTGTCTCGGGAGCTGATCCACGCGTCCACGAGTTGGGCCGCGCCGACCCGGCCTCG